AAGATAGTATCTTATGGTAATAAAGCAGCTAACCGTAAGAATGTTATGCAGGGTATGATTGCACATACTAATACAAAATACAAAGGTGTATTAAATATGCGTTATTATATTAACGAGGCGCGTGCTGTCACCATTAAAGATGAACAGACATTAATGGAGCTTAAGAACTTTATCAGGTATCCAAACGGCACATGGAAAGCGAGACAGGGTAAGCATGATGATATGGTTATGTCATTATTATATGCGCTATTTATATTAGAAAGAGAAATCACCGAACGGTTCTTCGAGATAGCAGAGCTTGATAGTATGGGAAAACCATGTGTGGTAGATCAAATGGACTTCGGTATACAGTACTTTGAAGATGCTACTTCAATATATCTAGATAATGAAGTTGTAGGTAGTAATAATAATACAATACCACCTATGGTTTTTGGAATGGGTGAAAATCAAGCAGAAGCTGATATGGATGAGTTATCTATGTTTGGTTACGAGCCTTTACAATAAATAATAATATGTCACGAAACGTTAATCAGCAATCAATCCTTAACAAGAACCGTCTTGATAAGTTTGTTTTAGTGTTCCAGTTACCAGATGCTTTAAAAAAGATAAAGAAACACAATAATAGGAGTAATGACAATGTAGATGAAGACGCATTTCAGATGTCTGTATTTGGTGCTGTGGTACCTCCTATTACTGTAGCAGCTATACAAATACCTTTTGCCGGTAGTAACCTTTATAACTCATCACATGCTAAAGAACCGTATCCTCCTATACAGGTTAACTTTGTTATTGATAATGAGTTTAATAATTATTGGACCATATATAAGTGGCTTGATTTAATGCATGATGATAAAACGGGGTTATTTGATGAAGATAGACTAGTAGAACGTACTGATAATGGTCCTCTACAATTTAACGATTATCAGACCGACTTAACGTTATACGGTTTAGATGAGTTTAATAATAGGCGGATAGAGTTTACATATACAAAAGCTTTTCCGATTACCTTAGGTTCAATCGACTTTAACTATAGAGACTCCGGTGAGATACAGGGCAGTGCTACATTTGTTTTTTCACAAATTCACACAAAGTTGTTAGATACTTAAAAAAACTTTCCCTAGAGACATAAATAATTTTATGGCTAGAAGAACAATACAATCTCCAGGGGTTGAAATTAGGGAGAGTGATTTATCACTACGGACAGTTTCACAGGGAACAACAACATACGTCACCGGATTTGCTAATGAGGGACCTACAGATGAAGTTGTAGGTTTATCAAACATTAGTGATTTTGAGCAGATTTACGGTCAACCAAGATCGCCTGCTGAAAGATATTTTTATCATACGGTAAAAGCTTCACTTAACTCAACCGGATCTGTACTCGTTAATAGACTACCTTACGGTGGTAACGAAGGTGGCGGTGAAGGATTTGGATCTAAACTTAGTGTTTTAGCATATCCAGCTGTAGGATTTACACCTAGCGCTGAAGCAGGTGAGGTAACTACTACATACACTGCTAATAAGGCCATTCCAGCTGGGCAGATTCTTGCTCCACTTGATGTGACGTACCCGAGTGGTATTTCCATTGGTGATGTTCTTACTGAAGCTGCATATGATGCACTGGTTGCACAACTTCCAACATACGACGATGGAGTTGATCCAGTTGTTGATACTACCTCAGCGTTTGATCCACCAGTGTCTGTAACTTCACCTGCTTTATCAGCTTCTGTTGATTATGAAGATGAAGGAACATGGCTTATTGGTAAGCCAAAGCAGTTTGAGCTTACACGTGATCAGTACTTAAAACTTAAGAATGGTGAGCTGTTCTCCGAAGGATGGACCTCAACACCAGCAGCAGATCAAAGCGATTGGTCTGAAGTAGCTGCTCTTTCAAGTGCAGCAATGCTCGTAGTTAACAAAGGACAAACCATTATTGATGGACAGTTCAACGGTTACTATATTGGTATCTCAGATAACACTAACCTTAACCCAGCTCGTGATTACGATTCAATTCGTCAAGTCGAGACTGTAACAATCGAAACACCTGATTCAGGTCTTTCTAACTTCACAACTATCCCACAAACACGCTTGGAGTTTGCACTTTCTGCAACTTCTGGTGAAGGTGATAACCCTGCTACAAACTCCGTTTCACAGGTTATGGAGGATAGAATCACTAACTACAACATCAGTACTGATGAGTATAACGATACTATTAACGTTGGTGTATTTAAACTAAGGCAGTCAGTATTTGCAAAGTCTGCTAATACTCTTGACTACTTGCTTGAAGAAGGTATCAACGGTGCACTTGGTTACTACAGACAGCGCCTACCTGAAAATGGTGGACCAGCTGAGAACTTCTTCCTTGAAACACAAGAAGATGCATCAAGAAACATCGATGTTATTGTTAACCCTTACCTTTCTGATCAGATTCAAGGCTTACAGCTTAATACTGACGGTACTCCGAAGAAAAGAATTCGTGTAATTACACAATCTCTTCTCGATAGTATGGAAGCTGGTGATATTACCGACTCTACAGTTGGTGTACTTTCATCACGCGTTGAGGAAGCAAAGGCTCTTGTCGGTACAGCTGACTCACTGTTCGCCATTGGTGCATATAGTGAGACTGCTCTCGGTAAGAAAGAGATTGGAAGTCTTCCAACCAAGATCGATCGTGCCCTTCTTAGAATTAAGAATGATGATAAGTTTAATATCGATATTATTGCTGAAGGTGGTCTTGGAACCATTCAAGCATATATGACAACCGCTGGTGCTTTAACAGCACAAGGCTTTGACGATACTAGAACAACCGACGGTATTGAAGCTCTTAGAACATCAAACGATCTTACCGTTACAGGTGCTCGTGATGGTTATATGGCTATTTACGATAAGTTTAACACCTTCTGCGGACCTGCTAAGGACGGCGGACGTGGTGATGTACTATTTGTAGCTGATCCAATCAGACAATTGCTTGTTTCAGGCAAGGGTAGTAAGATTCAGGATGATATTAATAAGAACTTCTACACTGACATTTACTGGGGTCTGAGACATCAGTTTGAGTTGGCTAACTCTTCTTATGCTTGTACGTACGCTAACTACATGAAGGTGTATGATGATTACACTGGATTGTTTATCTACGTACCACCATCCGGCTTTGCTGCCGCTAAGATGATGTCTACTGATGCTAGCACTGGCCCATGGGGCGCACCTGCTGGATTCAATAGAGGTGTTGTTGGAGGTGCTGTTGATGTTGCAATTTCTCCTAACCAGAGACAACGTGATGATCTTTATACAGTTAACCTTAACCCGATTGCAACATTCCCTGATAGAGGTAATGTATTCTTCGGACAGAAGACACTGCTTAAGAAGCCAAGTGCATTCGATCGTATTAACGTAAGACGTACCTTCTTATATCTTGAGAAGATTACTAAGAAGACCATGCAGAACTTCCTGTTCGAGAACAATACATTGTTCACCAGAACGAGAGTTATTAACACCTTGACACCATTCTTCGATAGAGTTAAGGTTGCTGACGGTCTATATGATTACTTGATCGTATGTGATGAAAGAAACAACACTCCAGAAGTTATCGATGGTAACGAGATGATTGTTGATATTTACCTTAAGCCGGTTAGATCTGCTGAGTTTATCCTAGTTAACTTCTACGCTACACGCACAGATGCTAACTTCGAAGAGCTTATTCCAAGCTAATCGTTAATAGTTTAACATAGCATAATTTCAAAACCCGGATAAAGTATACTTTATCCGGGTTTTTTTTGTTAAAAGTGGGCCTATAGATATAAATACTTGTATGAGTTACGCAAACCAGCAGGATATACAAGAATTTTATAAAGTCGCACAGTCAAGGGATTTCGCACGTGATTTCCTGTTCAGAATAGGTGACATTAGTCTTCCAGATGTTAACTTTAACGATTCAGAATTAGTCTATGTTAAATCTGCAGAACTACCAGCAAGAAGTATTACTAACGTTGCAACACCTTACATGGGTCTTGACTTTAACGTTCCTGGTAACACAACCTACCCTGGTTCAGATGCATACGCTCTTAAGTTCTATCTAGATGCTGACTCTGCACTTAGATCTAAAATGGAGCAAGCGTCAAGAACAGTCTTTAACGATCAGTTCTCAACTGGACAGTACAACACACCTCTTCCTGAGCACTACATCATCCTACAGCAGCTTGATAAAGCGCTTAATGTTACTAATACATATAAGCTTGTAGGTGCTTCAATTCGCGATATTCAAGCAACTAGTTATGATATGGCTGCCGGTAACGGTGGTACTGTTGAGCTTGATGCTACTATCTCCTACCACTACTATGAGATGTCAGGCAAGCAAGGTAACCCAACAGCAACCATCGGCGAAAATACACGTCCAGGTGGAGCCGGTGGGTTTGGCAGCTTCTAATTAAATGGCTTTAGAACCAACAAGGCGTCATTTAAACGGTCTCGGTAAAGAGTGGGCTAATAATATACCCACGACAAAGTTTCTTTGGACTATCGACTTTCAAGGTCGTAGCGGTGCTCCCATAAGTAAAGGTTTAGCAAGCAGCGTTAAGCAAGTACTGCAAGACTATGAAGGTAACCGTTGGTCGTTTCTCGATGGATTATTCGATGAGCGATCAGATGCTGAGTTAGGTTTTTTATACGCACAGGCAGTTTCACTACCACAAGAGCAAATGACTGTCGGTACCCTACCAGTAGGTAGATCCGGCGGTATTGTCGCTGGTTATTACGGTGATAGGCGTACCGATTACGGTAGTGAGAATAAACTAGACGTTACATTCCTTGAACAGAATAAGGATGTCGTAGATTTATTTATTAGACCATGGTTAGTCGCTGTATCTTATCACGGCCTTATTGAGGATGAGACTGATCTAAAGTGTAATATTGTCGTTAATTTACACTCAAAAAATCCTGATGGTAAGGGATTTAAAGATGTACCTTTAGGGGACATGATAAACAAACGCAAGACGTACTTATTTGAAGACTGTGTACCTATTACTGTAGAAGCAGATCAACTAAGTATGAATGGTAATACAAGTCAAAGCGATATTACACGTACATGCTCCTTTGCTTTTTCAAAATACTCAACATATGATGTTGATACGGCCGCGGCTGGTAGACAGTCAAGAGAGCTCATCGGTGACTTTAATACTGATATTTTTAGACCGATTGCATAGATCTTCTAGTATACTACTATAAATAGTTAGTGTTTACTATAAAATTAGATCTCCCTAGCGGTAAAAGTACGCGACTAGGTGAGTTAAATAACAGAGATTATCTCGTTATTCTAAAGTTTTGCCAGAATGGTGACTTTGTAGGTTTAAATAGCTTCTTTGAACAGCTCTATTTTACATCAGACTTAAACATTTTTGATAGATTTTATATCTTACTTAGCGTGCGTAAGATGTTTGTTGATAGTAAGCTAACGTTCGTCGGGAAGGATAAAGTTGATATATCTTATAACATTGATACAATACTAAGTAAACTTACTGATAACTACGTAGAAACACAGGAGACGCTTGTTGAAGATGATATTGAGGTAGAGGTAGGGATCCCTTGCGGATTGTTCTTCGAGGGGGTTGATGAGTTATATCAATCAACAATTAGGAGTATAAAATATAAGGGACTAGTAATAGACTTTTTAAATCTAAATGCAGCTGAGAAAACTAAAATATTAGATAGATTACCTACATCAATATTCTTATCTCTACAAGCTTATATTAAGCGTCTATCTGATACTCTTTTTAATTTAACACTAATAGAAGAGAATAAAGAGTTTGAAATATCCGAAGTTAGGATTAATATTATAGGTAACGGAGTATTACAATTTCTTATATCTATATTCACATATGATCTTGTATTTTTTTACGAAGCTTTTTATTATTACAATCATTTTGTAACAAAGGGATCTGGAGACTTCTTTGATATGTCATTTAACGAGGTAAGGTTATTACTTAAACTACACTCTGAGAGAATAGATAAAGAAAATAAAGAGATTAAAAAGCAACAACGTATGCTTTAGTAGTTGTAAAACTCGCTTTAAGTTATAAGTATATGCGTGAGTGATAAAGAAAATACGTTAGATGACTTCATTAAGAATTTAGATGAACTTAATAAGAAAAACACTGTTAAGATTTTTGTACCGTCTGCGGGTAAAAAGCTGGGGTTTAACCTCTTTAGTGTTACACAACATAAAGAACTACTAAAGTCTATTTTTGAAGGCTATTCAGGTATTATTAGAAGTAGTATTATTTATAATGATATTATTAACACTAACTGTCATGATGATTACACCTTTACATTAGCTGATAGAGCATTTATCTTAACTCAACTGAGGAAGGAATCTATTAGCTCAAAATATACAGTAGATGGTATCAATTATGATTTAAGTGATTTACCTGAGCCTGAATTTAAATTTACTCCAACACAAGATATAGAATATAAAGGTATTAAGGTAACTGTAACGATACCATCGTTTGAACGTGATGATGTTATCTCAAAGAAATTAGTTACTGAAATTAACAATATACCAGAAGATAAACAAGACGAAGAGACGTTAACTACAGTACTATCTTATGAAATAATTAAGTTTATTGAAAAAATATCGATCGATGATAATATCTTTTCCTTCTCGAGTAATAACTTATTTGAGAGTAAACAAATTATTAACTCACTACCTCTAAAGCTTAATAACATGATTATCGAAGCAATTAGTGACTTCCGTGTAGAGGATGAAAAAAATATCACATTTAGTGACGGTACAATTGTAGAAATTGACGCGAGTTTCTTATCTGACGATTAAATAACTTTGTGGATGACGGAATTACTGGTGGTACACCACTTAAAAGCTTCTTAAAGGCCCTTCAGCAAAGTGGAGGTGATGAGACACGTGGTGTAGAACTACAGCAAGGTTTATTTAATAAACAACACGACGCTATTCGTCGTGATGATGAGAAGGGTATTGAAGACTATCTCAAGGTATCCGCGTCTTTAGATGGGAATGAAGTACGTCGTTATGAAAGTATATTCGGTATTTTTAAACGTGTAGTTTTTCCACCAGCGGAGGCAGAAATATTAGAAGCCGCTAAAAAAAAGCCGGTCGATGACTCGAGTAAATTAGACATTCTTCTTGATAGGCTTAAGAAAGGCGGCGCTGGAGGTAGCGGAGGCGGAGGCGGAGGCGGAGGACGGGGTGATGACGGTCCTGGTCTGATCGAGGCTTATTTCGGAGCAAAAATATTAGGAATGCTTGGTCGCGCCGGAGCGGCGTTTGCTCGTGTTGCTGGTCCAGCGCTTGTAAGGTTTGGTGGACCTATTGCTGCTGCTATCGGTACTGCTTTAGCTGCTTATTTTGCAACTGACTGGCTCAATGAGAAAGCAGGCCGGCCGTTCGAAAGGTTGTATGACTGGATGAATGATAAGCAGCTGGAGGCTCATGACCGCGCTGATGAGACAGTACGAAAGGCTGGAGGAAGACAAAATTTAAAGATACGGGAAGAGGTATATGGTAAAGGTGCAGTGGTTGCCGATAATTCTGCAAGAGGTTATAAGTTTACAGAAGAAAAGTATAATATAAGAGCCCAAGGTGGAACTAACAAACTAGAAGAACGCGCTAAAGCTTTAAAGGAAGAGGCGCCGGACTCTATTAATATGGAGAGCTTTGAAGAGCTTAAGCGTGTACGTAAAGAGCTTGCAAAAAAACAAATGGAAGCAGTTAAGCTGCTAAATTCTTATCACGGTGACACCGGGGAGATGGCTGCAATAAAAGCATTAAATGATCGTGAAATGCAGCGGCTTAAAAAGAGTAGAGCTGTTTTAGAAAAGCGTATAGTTGATGATATAGAGGCCGGAGAAAGAGCTGTTAGTGGAGCAAGCGAGGTAGGTAATACTGAAAAAAGTGATGAAATTTTAAAGCTGCATAAAGAGGTTACTGCTCTTAAAAAGCAACAGTATGCCCTCGAGGATTTAAAGAGAACAAATCCTGTGGTTAAAGAAGGGTTTTGGAGTGATACCCGATTTAGTGATGTCCCGCTAGCAGTAAAGGAAAATAAAAGAGCGACTCAAGAAGTAACAAGACAGCTTGAAGCAAAAGAGAGGCAGCTAGAGGTAAGGTTGGTACCGGTAGAGCGTGAGAGTCGTGCAATAAAGGAGGTAACTGCTACTGCTGGTAATAGTTCTTTTATGCCAGGTGATGGTTCATGGTTGAGTAAGATGCTTGATTCAAATGTCAACGCGGCTCAATTGAAAGCAGATGCCTCATTTACTAGCGAGCGACCTGATTCAATAAAGACAAAAGTTATACACGAAGAGCTGCAAAAGGTAGGAGTACAAAAATCTACCTTAGAGCGTGATAGAAAGACAGATTCTCAGGAGTATAAAGACGTTATATTATATGAAAAGGAGTTATATAAAGAATTAACTGAGCACCTAGGCAAGACGTCAAAGGTTATAACCACTCCACAGGTCAAACAAATAGCAAGAGGATCATCAGGTGATCGGTCACCAAGTGAAATGAAAAAACTTAATGCTAGACCGGTAGCGCAAGGACCGTCTGGAGTCGCGTCACCAGGTTTATTAGATAATGCTGTGGTGAAGTTACCTCGGTCATCGTCTAAGTTACCAGGTGAAAAGGTTAGACTAATAGGTTCAAAAGAAAAACCTAGACCTGTATATATACCGGCTGATGTAATTAAGAATAAGGCGTATAAAGCTAAAATTTCGTATGATGGTACAGAAGGATTTGTTATAATTGATAATAAACAATATGGGCCAGATACAGATGAATTCTTAGCAGTATGGCGAAAAAAATTATTTCAACAAATTGAACAAAGCGCGCAGCGAGACCGGCTCAAGAGGTCTGGCGTCTCACCAGAAGAGTATCAGGACCGGCTACGTGAAAGACTTATCCCATGGGGAAGTGATAAAGCACCTGCTCCTGGTTTTACTAGTAAAGCACGAACTCCGAAAAACACAACATCATCTATTAAAAGTTATGACCCCTCTGTTAGTAATGATTTATTAACAGCTGCAAGTCAGACACCGGTAGGTACTCCTGAAGACATCAAAAACCAGTTTAAGGCGCCTAAAACTCCGCAAGCTAAACAAATAGCAAAATCGAGTACGATGGGGTTTGATGGGCCTGCCGCAGGCCCGCGGGCATATTATGAGAAGGGTTTAGGTTACCATACAGCAACAATTCAACCTGACGGTGGTGTGAGAAGAGTGGCTTTACCACCAGAACAGCAACTTGTGTATCAAAAGCTGCACCAGAGGGCCGCTGAAGAGATACTTCAAACCAAACAAGCTCCTACACCTCAGGCCAAACAAATACAAACACAACAAGCCCTAGCACCTGAACAAAGAGCCGTCTTTGCACGTCAGTTTGAACAGAAGGCAGCTACCTTACCTACAGTTAAGGGACCGCTTCGTAAGCCAAATAAAGACAGGCAGCAGTTACTTCAACAAGCAGTAAAGTTACGAGACGTAGAGAACTATAATGCCTATACGAAAGTTACTAGTAAGGGTGAAACACAAGTTTTAACAAAACCAACGCAGGTATTAAAGGGTGTTAAGCAATATGTTGCTGAGGTAAACAACGGCACTTCACTACAAACACCACAAGCTAAGCAAATAGCAAGACAACCGTCAGATATTGTTATATCACAGACAGCTAAACAAACAATTTCTAAAGAAGAAATTGAAGCTATTGTTAAAAAAATAAAATATCATGAAGAAGAAGCAGCTGAGGAACTGGAGTATTTCGGCGACGATTGGGAGAGCAGAATATCTGCGCAAAAACATAAAGATGAAGCAAACCAGCTTAGAAGTCGTTTAAAGCAAGCACCGGTAGTGGCCGCGGCACTCAACCAGGCACGCAAATCGTTGAGCCTTCCGACAGTTTCGCAAACACCACAAGCTACTACACCACAAGCTAAGCAAGTACAGCAACCCCTGACACCTAGACAACAGGAATTGATAAAATCTGCTGAAGGGTGGGAGCGAGTTGCAAAATCTTTAAGAAATAATGCTAGTAAAAATAAACACCCGGGCATGTCGCGTGACTTGCGCAATAAAGCAGACAGAGCAGACTCCACCGCCTCCGGACTAAGGAGGCAAGCGTCTATAGGCCGAGAAGCTATACGTAATACTGAAGAGTCGAGAAGTATGAGAGGACCATCAATTCTCGAGCGAACCGGTAACGGTCAGACACCTTCATTAAAGAAAGCTGAGGTAAAGTTGCCGGCTACATACCATCTTATACCAGGTAAAGCCGTTAAGTTTGGCGGTAAAGAGTATGGTGTAGATACACCAGAGTATAAGGCGGCTGCCGGTGTTGAAACACGTGTTAAACAGGCTCGTATGTCTCGCTTAAGTAAACCTGTTAGTACTTCACCTGTTGTTACAAGTATACAAAGTAAGCTGAAACCTGAAGTTAAGCCACGTAGTAGAGTTGCAAATGTTTATAATGCTAGTGGATTTTACTCACCATATAAAGGTCGTAGATCACCAAGTAGCGTTGGCAGTCGTGAAGCAAATAAGACCCCTGGCGCTGCACAGCCATGGCAAAAGACATATTCAGTATCAAAAGATACAAGTCAGTACGCCACAAATAATATCTATAAACAAGAAGCGAGTAAATCAGATACTGGTATAGCTACTATGTCTGGTTTGTTGAATAAACACTATACAGAAATAAAAGATATTAACGCTCAGCTTTATACAGCTGCTATTGATCAAGTAGAATTGCTTAGAATTATTGCAAATAATACTAGTACTAATGGCGGTACAGGTAATACCACCATTGTACAGGCGCAACAAACACCACGTGCAAAACGAGCTAAGTCAATAAATATACGTGATAACTTCCTTACATCATAACTATGGCTAATATTATTACAGGTTTCGAACCAGTTAAATCCGAAAAATTGCTGACAGGTAGCTCCGACGGTGGAGATGGTGGTATTTTAAATAACACTGACCCGTATTTAAAGCCTAAGCATAGTGGTGCTGGCATTGTTGATGTTATACGTAATTTTAGCTGGTATTCAGGTGGTAGTACGCAAATGCAAGAGAATGCAATACGTAAGACACCGCAAGTATTTTTAGTAGAGAGAGAACAACTACTATCTTCACTATTAACACAAGCTCTATATTATGCGAATACGTTAAAAACTAGCATTGGTAGTGTCGGTGGTGGTG